TACTAAACCAATTGTTGTTTGTTCATAAACAATTGGTGGTAATTTATAGCTCGTTGGTGATAATAAATCAATAATTTTTGGGTAACCTTGCCAATCACATTCAAATACCGCACCTAGATTTGTTATATCAGTTGCAAATAATTTTTTACCACCACTAAAATTTGTCATAGGCGCATAATATAGAATATTATCAACCTTTCTAATTAAACCCTCATTAATCGAAACTGAAGAATAGGTTGGCTCACCATTACTGGTTAAATCTGGTGTTGAAAAAGATACCTCACCTTCGATACATGCATTATTGTCTTCGTTACAATCAGAATCACAATATTTTGCAGTTCCATTGTGTTTTTGTTTATATTTTAAAAGATAAGCATATAATGACCCATTAATCCAATCATTATAAAAATCCATTTGATAGATTTCTAAATTAACAGCTAATGACGTAGCGATACAATCTGTAAAATCCTGAATCGAATTGTTACCTGATGAACAATCACCAAAAGCACCTGGGTAGTATTTAATTGCATTATCATCAACATTACATGTCAACCCAATCATTAATTTACAAAGGCCACGAAACGGGTGAAAATCAATACCTAATGCACTAAAACCTATATTCGCAATTGCGGATAATAATGCATTAAATAAGCTGGCGATTATTGCGATAAAAGTATTTAATAGACAAACAACTGTAAATATTACTTGATTAAAAGTTGTACCTTCAGTATTAGCCGTATTATATGGGAATTTATTAAAGTTATTACATTTATCAACATCCTTTATACCAAGATACTTATTCTTACCAAATAATATATTGCTCGGATTATATTTAGGTATAAAATTCTTAACTGTATAAATTTTATTCCAATGTAAATCTGTAAAGTTTACATCATTAGTTGTTTCATCAAAAGAATAGTCGACACTATTTGGCGTTGCTGGATTATTAGGTACCAAATAGTGCGCTCTTGTTCTTAAACGGCCAATATCACCAGTTTCATTCATTGCAATTCTAAACCTAACTCTTGTTCGTGTTGGAATACCGATATTTGAATCTGATGACGGTATTAATCTACCAAACTCATCAGTTACGACATAATCTAAATTCATTGGAATCTGGTATGCCCAAGTTCCATCGTTATCAATTAACTGACCACCATTAACATCGAATGATTCAACTTGATTATCCGTTGTTTTTCTAATCATTTCTATTGTACCACTACTAGTTTCTTGTTCACACATTACACCAGTTTTTCTTCTTGGAATACAACGTTTATCAATACTATGTTTACCGCCGTCACCGAAAATACTACCCATAAAAATTGCCGCTGGCGTGATATTGTAGTTCATATCAAAATCCAATCTATTGATACCAACTTGACAATTATTTAAGTCACCCCAGAATGGTTGAACATTAACAGAAGCGTTTGCGCTTTTTATTTGTGGTAATGAATTTATATTAGTACTTGATTTGAATTTTGTTGGACTATAAAACATTGATGCAGGTGCTCCTTGGGCCATTAAATCGTATGGTTTTTGAGAAGCGATACCGATATTTGAAATATCCATATCAACATGCACCACATGATTACCTAGTGGTACACCAAAAAGCATAAAATCACCAGCGTAATTCGTTGTTGTTGTAAATTGATAATACTTTTTATATACATAAAGCATATCATCGTTATCTAATATTTCTCTTTTACTTGGAAATGTACCAACCGCTGTATAACATGGGTCATTACTATCGGAAATACTAGGTAATAAGTTATACCTAATACCGTCTGAATTAACATCAGTAACTGTTGTATATGGATATAAACCACTGATATGTGGATTTGCGCTATCAATATCGTCTAATGGTACAAAGACTGAAACTTTAACGTTTGGTACACCAAAGCCAGAATTAATAATAACACGACCTACAATAACACCATAATCAGAACAAAAACTCTGATAAGCATTTTGCTGTGATATATTTAAAGAAAGGACCTCGATGAAATCAAAGTCCTGTTCAATTTTTACCTTAAGATATTTATCAGTACCATTTGGTGTGGTTCTAATTCTAATTGTTTCAGCCATTTTAATAAATTATTTCTTTCATTTCGTCATCGTCATCATCTTTAAAGGCTGTTTGTAAAACTCTAGTGATAACTTTCATTAATGCGAAACCATCTAAATTACCCTTATTGATTACTAAGACATAAAATAAACCACCAATACTAATTGGGATTATAAATGGTGTTATTACAACAAATAGTATCACTCTAAGAATATAATCAAATATTGTTTTAGTTAATGTGGTTTCCTTTATTTCTTGAGTTTCTAAATTACCCTTATTTTTACAATTACATCCCATAAATTTCTTTTCTTTTAATATACTAACCTTATCCAAAAAGAAAACTTTATTTAACACGAACAATAATGTCAACACTTGGGTATTTAATCTCAAACATTGTCATTGGTTCACCGAATAAAGTATATTCTTGGCTAATATCTATTTGACCTGTTGTTGGGTCTAAATAAGGTTGTGAAATTTGATTGACTGAGTATTTTCCGCCGACTAAATTGTAGACTCTTAGGTCGATTACGTTAACAACACCTGGCACGGAGTTAACCGTTTGACTTAAATTTGCCAAATAAATATTCTCACCCATATCAAAATTATTAACATCCATAAAGCTACTTACATCATTAACAATTTGACCAACAATCTGTGAATGTGGATATGATTTATCAGCGTAAACATCAATTTGGAATTGCAAATTTACTATTTTACCATTTGATACCTCAACATAATCATTCATCATCCTATAATCGGATAGATATGTTGCAATATTATTAGTTAATGTACTAGTACTACTATTATCTAAATTACCATTCGAATTTAACCCCATAATATAGACTTGAATCTTATTCTGATTCTCAACAACACCGACCTTAAATGGCACACCATATTTGCTATCCATAAGTGAAATAATTGATTGGTAATCCTTAATAGTTACCGCCCTATTTTGAGCGGAGAAATTATATCTAACTAAGTTCCTTATTTCGTTAACTGATGGTGCGTTTCGTCCACCTAATGCTGGTATTGGGTTGTTTACAGTTAATGATGTTTTAACAGCATTATTTATTGTTTGGTTACTACCATTAATAATGAAATTCATTTGACCAACGCTATTAATAATACCTTGACCAATATTTGTATCGGCACCGCCTCCAACTCTATAGCTAACAAATAATGTTGTATTTGGTGATAATGTGGTTCCTAGTGATAAATTATTTATAAAATCACCAATTTGGTTAATTAATGCTGATGAAACGCCAAAATTATAAAGTGAACTTGTATCTTGATTACCCCCACCAAAAATTAATTTAGTAAATCCTAAATCCGTATATTCTCTAATGAATTTTTGATTAACGGTGATATACTTCCCAGCAATAACTGATGGATTATCAGATATTGTATTATAATCTGGAACAAATAACGTATCTTCAGCTAAAGCATCTACTTCATACCACTTATTCTTAGCATCTGAAAATTGTTGAGCAGTTGGGTCGCTAGTATAATTTGTACCATTAAGTGTGATTACTGAATTAATTGATAAGACGTTATTATCTGGAAGCATAATTTCTAAAAATGGTACCACATCAGCCGTGGTAATAATTTTCTTGTAGATTTTAGTATAGCCGTTGATAACTATTTCACGTTTGGTAACAGTATAGTTTAATAATGTACCATTAGCATCGAAATTTGGTAAAATAATTCTATTTGGAATACCACCAACACTAAACGGTGATGAAAAATCAATATCATATTGTGTTTCAAATATTTTACCGCCACCACTAACTTGTGCACCAGCTTGAATTAATGGAGCATAAGAAATATCAAATGTATTACCATATACTGGTAGCGTTACAGAGAAATCAACAATTGTTGCGGATGGCCTTGTATTAGGAACTTTTAAACCAAATGTTCTTGCCATTGATAATACTGAACTTCTTTGTTGTGCATAATCTAATTGCGCTTCTTGAAACATTCTGTCAGTATTAAATGACAACATGTCACCGACTGCGGCATTTAATTCTAGTAACATCATACCAACTGATGCGTCATTAAAATCGTTGAAAATTTCTGGATAATATTGTTTAACCATATTAACCAAATCGGTTCTTATATCAGCGAAATTTCTACTTGTGTAGTTAACTCTTTGTGTGTTTTGTGCCATTTTTATATGTTTATTATAACTAAATCATCCATAGCGAATACACCTTCAGTAATCGTATAGGTTAATGTTACCGTTGCCAAATAGTCATTATCTGGTGATTGGTTAATATCTAAAGTATTGATTTGTAAATTTGGAAGATACTTTTTAACGCTTGCGCTTATCTCGGTTTTAAGATTATCCAAGGTAATTCTATCGTTTGGTTCAAATATGAACTTGATTAAGTCGGTACCGAAATTAGGATTATATAAACGTTGACCCTTTCTAGTTAATAATAGGTGCATAAGGTCAGCTTTAATCGCTTTTTGTGTGTCAGAGTTAAGGTTTAATAAGAAACCTTGTGGAC